GCTATCAGGGCGAAGCCGAAATGGTCGGAGTCAGCTACGGCTACATGTTCCCCATCGGACGGCGGCTCTCCTTAGAAGCCGGTATCGGCGTGGGGTACATGCACAGCAAGTATGAGGTGTACGACCCGATACCTTATCTGGGCGGCACACATTACGTCTATCGGCAGACCAGCAAGCTGGACTACTTCGGGCCGCTGAAGTTGAAACTGACGCTCGTTTGGCGTTTGTGGGACACGGATAAGAAGAAAGGAGGCGCACGATGAGACGCACACCGCTATATATGGCATTATACGCCGCCACGCTTCTGTTGTTGGGCGGTTGCCGAAAGGATCTCTGTTACGACCACCCCGACCATGCTTTCTCCGTTCAGGTAAACCTCACCGCCACGTGGGAGCAGGAATGGGAACGCAGCTACCAGACCGACTGGCAGTCCGTGTGGAACCCTGCATGGCCCCAACGCTATGACGACCTTCGCCCCGACGTGCCCACCGGCATCCGTGCACGCATCTATACCGGCGGCACCGCCGAGAACGAGGGCAACCTGTCGCCCGAAGGAGGCCGTCTTTATATGAACGAAGGTACGCACGACCTGTTGTTCTACAACAATGACACGGAATACATCGTCTTCAACGACATCGCCGCACTGGCTTCCGCAAGTGCCACCACCCGTAGCCTGACGCGGGGGGCTTTCGAAGCCCTGCACGCGGGGGAACGTACCGTGAACCAGCCCGACATGCTTTACGGCGCATACATAGGCAGCTACGAGGCCCTGCCCACGCAGGAGACTGTCGGTCTGCCCGTGCGTTTGCAGCCGCTCACCTATACCTACCTCGTGCGCTACGAGTTCCAACAGGGGTTTCAGTACGTGGCCCTCGCACGCGGAGCATTGGCAGGCATGGCCGAGAGCGTCTATCTGAACGACGGACACACCGGACCGGAAGCGGCTACCGTGATGTTCGACTGTACCCTGCGTGACTACGGTCCGGAGGCCACAGTGAAATCCTTCGGCATTCCCGACTACCCCGGCGACCACTACGGCGACGGCACCCGCACCACGGAACGCTCCTACCACCTCAATCTCGAAGTGCGTCTGCACAACGGCGCGATGAAGACCTTCGAGTTCGATGTGACGGACCAAGTGAAGGCCCAGCCCCGTGGCGGCGTGATTATCGTCTCCGACGGCCTTGTCATCACCGACGAGGAAGGTGCGGCAGGCTCCGACAGCGGTTTCGACATCGACGTGGAGGGATGGGGCGATTACATCGACATCCCCCTGCCATTGTAAGAAGGGTGACCTGTATAAAACAGATGTATTGATAACTAAATGATTAACCAAACAATAATGTATTTTTAATTTAAGCTTTTGCATCATGAAAAAGAGTTTATTTTTGCTGGGAGTCGCCGCAGCGGTGTTCTCCGGCTGTAGCAATCAGGAAGTGATGGACGTGGCCGAATACGCCAACCAGCCCATCGAGTTTACAACTTTTGTGGACAAGACCACCCGTTCCGGTGATGTCACATCACAAAATTTCCAGAAGTTCTGGGTATTCGCACAGAACAAAGGCACAGGCGACCAGAACTGGGCAGACGCCTTTACCAACGTGCAGGTGAGCAAAGCAGGCGACAACGAATGGCTACCCATAAACACCTACTACTGGGAAAAAAACAAGGAATTCCGCTTTGCGGGCTATGCCAACGGGGAAAGCCAGCTTAACAAGTCGATTGTCAGCTACGATGCGGGCTCGCAGAGCGGAGGATCGACCTCCGGCCTGCTGACTTTCACGGCGTACAGCACGGACGGGAAGAACGACCTCGTAGCCGCAATGGGCAACGAGTCCAACTACACATGGGACGGCACAGCGTCGGGCGAAGCCCCGAAAGTAAGCATGACGTTCCGGCACATGCTGTCCAAGCTGACCTTCACGTTCAAGACCAAGATGGCCAACACCTACACCGTGGCTGTGAACAACCTACGGATAGAGAGCGCAACGACCAAGTCCACGGGAACGTACCACAAGGCCAACGAAGGCACAATCACGTGGAGTACTGACCAGCTCTCAAACACTACGGGCACATACACTTTCGACAACATCACCGACGTGACTGCCGACGCTGCCAACGAACAGGGATACTTCAGCCAGACATGCGCACCGCTGTTCGTTATTCCGCAGACCTGCGGCACGTTGAGCGTCCAATTCACCGCAGTGGTAAAGAACGCTGCCCAAGAAACGATAGGACAGCAGGATTTCAGTGCCACATTGAGCTACAATCCGAGCAACAGCGAAACCAGCTTGCAGAAGAACACATGGACAGCCGGGTACTACTACAACTACACGGCAGAGCTGAAGATGGAAGACATCAACACCGACCCGAACGCCAAGCCTATCAAGTTTGATGTAACCGTAGATAAGTGGAAAGATACTACGCCGGGTGATGACCTTAATTTGACTGATAAAAAGAACTAAACGCTTACCGTACCAGCCAATCCGTTTCCGTGAGTTGCGCGACCCACTTCCGTGAGTTGAGCAACTCACCATGACGAGAAACTTAACTCAGCGAAACGAGATACGCAGCTCGGCCGGTTAGGCCAATCGGACCGAAGAATACAGGCCGGGCGGGGTTGAATGTTCCCTTCCCGGCCACAATGATACAGGACAGACCGCACACATGCAGCTTTCCTGCAAGAACGGAATAACCTTTATATGATGAGATATATGAACAGAAGAAAGAACACCCTCGGAATCCTGCCCCTGCTGGCGACGGTGCTGTTGTCAGCGGCTTCCTGCACGGAAAGCGTGGTGCAGGACATGGAGACAGCCGGAGACAGCGGGGCGATACGTTTTTCGCTACCCACGCTGACACGCTCCGCCATCGGGAGTGCGGACGACCTGAACACCGACGGCCAGTCGTTCAGCGTGTGGGGCAGCTACCGCCACACCAGCGGCACGGACAACGACGTGCAGATATTCGACAACACGACCGTGACCTACGGTTCCGGTACAGGCTGGACCTACGGAGGCGGCCTGCTGTACTGGCAGTCGGGCAACACCTACGACTTCTACGCCCTCTATCCGTCCACCGGAACGCTGGGCGATGCCGTGTCCGTCGCCTGCACGGACGGCACCTTTACCGTCAAGAACTTCGTCGCCACGAAAGGGCACGACCTGATGACGGCGGAACGAACAAATATAGTAATCGAGGCAGACAAAGCCCCCGAATCTGTCAGCTTCAAATTCTCCCATCGGCTCACAAGGCTGGCCTTCAATATCAGGGCCGTGGGGCGCGGTGTAACGGTTACTTCCTTCAAAGTGAACGGCGTGACTTACAAAGGCGACCTTACTTGGAATGCCTCCGGTGGAAGCTCGTGGAGCAACACCGCCAAGACAAACGACAGCGATGCCCTGTTGGCCGCAAAGGATATTTCCATCACAGCCGGCGAGACCCGCAACATGCTGGGCGACGTGCTGTTACTCCCGCACACCGACCTGACTGGTACCGAAATCGCCGTGAGCTACCGTTTCGAGGGCGAGACCGCCGACCGGAATTCCACGGTCAACCTCTCTGGCGGGAATGCGAAACAATGGGATGCAGGCAGCCAATATGCCTACACCCTGACCGTTTCGGCCGCTTCGCTCGCAATCAACGTGAAGGTTCTCGACTGGGATGAACAGGACACCTCCGTGTCATGGCAATAAAATGAGAAATTTATAGACAACAATACATACGGTGTATGAAAGCATATATAAAACGATATTTACCGCATCCTTTCTCCCTGCTTCTGCCAGCCGCCCTCGCATGGGCTGCCAGCCTGTTGGCCGGCTGCACGGACCGAGTGGACGAATGGATACCCGACGGACGCACAGCCTCCGTTACCCTGCACGTACCAATGGCCGATATACGTTCCACGCACACCACGGACGAGGAGTACAAGGCCGCTGAAGAGAAGATAAACACCTTGCGCATATTGGTATTCTCGCAGGACAAACCTGTCATCAACAAACAGTTCAAGGAAGCCGACCTCTCCGGCGGCAGTGTCACCATCGAGGGTGTGCCGGTAGGTACTGTGGACATCTATGCCGTGGCCAACGAGGCCGCCCTCGGCAAGGACTATTCCGACATGGCAGACTTCGAGGACAACCTCGTGCAGGTCGGCAACACCAAAAAAGCTTTGGTGATGGATGAACACCGCACGCACTTCCCAAAACGCTTTACGGAGCAGGAAATCGCACAACACGGCCTACCCATGAGCTGGCATCGCGATGTGCAGATAATTCCATCCGACGGCACGCCGCAGACCATCGAAGTGGAACTGGAGCGCTCCGTGGCCAAGCTCAACGTCATTATGAACAACACGCTGAGCCACCCGATTACCATCACTTCCATGACTTTCGGCGAGTTCTTCGGCGACCGGCTCTACCTGTTCCGCGAGCAGACCCTTGACGTTCCCGACGACACGGAGTATGATGTTCAAAACTACGAGAGCCTCTCTGTCGAAATCGGAGGTTACGGCAGCAAGACGCTGGCCCTTTACATCTATCCCTCATACGCATGGACGGATGCAAGCAAGAACTCGCCATATACCATCGGTTTCACCACAAGTACAGCTCCCTATGACGCCATACCTTTCATCAACGAATACGGCGGCGCTCTGAACTCTATCGCCCGTAACAAGCAAGTGAACATACACGCCACACTCAGTTCGGAGGCCAACCTCACGCTAAAATTTGAAGTAAAGGACTGGGATACGGAAGAGATAACCGTTCCCCCGTTCAATTAAACGAAACTGCATGTCATTTGAGTTATGAGAACAAGACATAAAAACATATTGACCTTGCTGGCGGCCATGCTGCTGGCGGTAGGACTGTACTCGTGTACCGAGGACCCGTTGTTCGAGGAGCGTGCCCGCGTGGCAGAGGGGCTTCCCGCACGTGTAATGCTGGACTTCCGGTCCGAGAAGAGCTGCGTGGAGACCCGTGCCGCGCAGGACGCTACCTACGAGAACCGTGTGAACAACCTCTACGTGTTCATCTTCAACCCCGCCGGGGAGGTGCATTACCGCAATTTCTTTACTGACGACATCAGCTATAACGGAGACTACAGCAAAGGTTCCGTCATGATAGAGACCACCTCTCTGAACAAGGTACAGATAGTCTGCATCGCCAATCTATCTACTGAATCCGTAAGTTCCGGCTATGATGTCAAAAAATCGGACATGGAGTCTATAACATCGCGGTCAGACCTCGAAGCCTTCGTAATGAAGATGGACGAGCATACCGTGGAACGCTCCACGCAGTTCATGATGACAGGCTATGCTTACGATGATAAAAATTCCACGAGCAACCTTGTCAACATTCCCGGTACGGAAAGCGGTCCCGCCTCGCTGGAGTGTACGCTGCGGCCCGAGCGGACGGACGCGAGGGTGGAGTTCGTGGTGAAAACCGAGAAACCCTCCGATAAGAACTGGACGGCACTTGACTTCCGTCTGCGCGGCTGGCGGGTGGTGAACGTGCCGGCCCAGTCGTTGCTGCTGCCCCACGGGACAGGCGATGCCGATGGTGACGGTTGCACCTACTTCACAACCGAGGAGATGCCTTTCGAGACTACCGAGCGGGATGACAATTACCTCTACACTTCCGGTGGCTTCGTGTTCTACATGCCGGAAAACCGCAAGACTCCCAAACAGTCCATCTCCGGCGAAGGGCTTAGCGCTGCGGAACAGTACGCCCTACGCGAGGAACGCGAACACAAAAACACGGGCGACTATACGGACAAACCCGGTCAGCAGTTCGAGAACGGCGACTTTGCCTACGCCCCCGCCAACGCCACCTACGTGGAAATGTCCGGCACACTGTCCTATAAGGATGACAAAGGCAATACCGTCAATGCCGACGTGACCTTCACCGTACATCTGGGCTACGCCGACGGCAACCCCAACGACTACGACACCCGCCGCAATACCCGCTACATCTACACCGTCACCCTGCGTGGTATCAACGATATACGGCTTGAAGTGGAGTCCGATGGGGAGGAGAACGAACAGAGGCCCGGCTACGAAGGCAACGTGATATTCAGTCAAGATGGGCTGTACGAGCTGGATGCACACTACGACCGCGAGCTCATTACGATAAACCGAAGCATGGTTCCAACCATGACATGGGGCGTGCAGACAGCTTTCGATAAGGCCATCTATGCGGGCGGTTTCGGCGAAACGGACAGTCCGGAAAGTACAGGTATCCATGACTACAAGTGGATCAAGTTCGCCATCAACGAGGACTATGGCCAAGACGACGAGCTGTTCGTGAAATACCCCGGTGACCAGAACTACAAGGGCGGAAAGAACCAACCTTCGGGGTATGACGGACATGCGGGCCATTCTGACGCCCGCCTACTCGACGTACACCAGTTGCTGCAACGCCTGAAGCAGGAGTACGAGGAAGGAAAGACCACCGGTATGGTTACCGTTACCGCTTTCATCGACGAGTACGTGTACGTGCGCGAGCCGGATGACCCCAATACAGACGAGGACAATACCCCGCTTTTGTCGCAGTGGCGCCGATACGTGGAGGCCGAAGACCGCCTGCTCTATTTTATCAACGGAGACAACTCGCATTACAGTCCCGATGGCGCGTCGAGCGTGGTGGAAGCCATACAGACTTTCAAGCAGAAGTCCATACGCACGGTGTACAACGTGAAAAAGAGCGAGAATGAATTGTCCACCGCATGGGGGCTTGAAAGCCGCATGGAGGGCACGCGTTGGAAGGAAGGTGACGTGAGAAACAGTACTTCCTCCAGCAACGGCCGGCTCAATACCATACGTTGTATTCTGGGCGAAAACTATGTATCCAACAGATCCCTGCATTGGACGGAGGTGCTCAACCCCTCCGAGCACTACGGTCTGACCGATGACCACCAAGACGCCCTGCACGCTGTGCTGTTGCGTAACCGCGACCTGAACGGCGACAACATCGTGCAGCCTAACGAAATACGCTGGTATCTGGCCGCCATCGACCAGCTCGTGGATCTCTATATCGGCGAATATGCGCTGGACGACGCTTCGCGCCTCTATCCCCAAAATCCCGAGGACAGGGATTACCAGACCTATTGGCACTATACCAGTAGTTCCGCTGACGGCGACCATTCGTGGGTGTTGTGGGCAGAAGAATGTGCCGCATTGGGTAACTACGACGGCTCGCACAACACCGTGGGCGGACAATATGCCTACCGTTGCATACGCAACCTCGGTATCGGTCTTGACGATCCGAATGTTGAACCCACACCACTCATTCCCAAAGTGACACAGGCCGAACCCGACGGTACCTACCTGATTGATGTCTCCAACCTTAGCGAGAAGGCACGCCGCCTAAGCTATGAAACTAGTTCGTTGCCCACGCATAATGACCTGTCGCCTTATAACCGACCGTATGCCAAGTTCCGGGTAGCGGCAAATGACGCAGACTATCCTACACCGAGCATAGATGTGGATGCACTAAATCGTTGGAGTTGGGAAGGCGTTCAGAATTGGAGATGGTATCAGACCGCTTCTATTACACCGAGCGGCTATCGCGTGCCCAACTTGCGCGAGCTGCTTATCATGGGTACCCGCTTACCCGATGACGCATGGCAAACGTATGAGGGTCGATGGCTTCTTTACAGACATGAGAGCAAAGCCATGTACATGACCTATACCAGCTTCAGCCGCGGAACTTATGACGGAGACGGCTCCATTTCAGGCAAGAACGGCGGTTTCCGTTTCAATGCCCAAGACCACTCCATCGGTGCGACCAGTTCAGATGCCGACGGCGGGTATGTACGCGGCGTGAAAGACGAACAATAACATAGTAAGCCAGTCGATAAAAGAAACGGCTCCGTTCCTATCATCGGGACAGAACCGTTTCTTTTATCTTGTATCTCGATTTCGAGTTAACGGAAGAAGACAGAAAGGCAATTCGCCGTCTGGACACCGGCAAGTTGAAAGTGGACCACAACAACCCTGTACTGGCAAAGTTCCTTTTGGATTACGACAAGAATTTCAATCCGGACAACTGATACGGTCTGCTTAAAGAATCCGGGATACAGCACATAACAAATAAAGAAGGTGTCTGAAAAGGCAAACTTTTTTTGTTTGATAATTGATTGATAACCAGTAGTTAGTTTCGCTTAAAAAAGCTAATCTCTACTTATAAGCATACATAGAGGGTTTCAATAACCAACTGATACTGAAGACAAAAGTATATAAAAAAGTCGGATTGTAAAACACTGGAAAAGAACCTTCTTTTATCAATCAAGGAAATCAAAAAGTGTATAGAGCAAAGTGGCGCATGTATGGTATAGATAATTCCGTACATGCGCCACTTTCTTAATCATCTGATTTGCATTGATTTACATTAATTGTTATTATATACTATATCATTTGGTACTGATAAGCATTGATTTTGCTTGTGGGGTGTATTATTGTCCACCTAAAAAAATCAAGAATATCTCCTTGAAACGGGTTTGACGAGCAGGTCGATGTGCTCGTGTTCAAGGATATGTTCCATAGCCTTGTATATGGGCATCTTTTCGATACCGGCAATCTTCAGGGCTTCCATCTTGATGGTATTCTCGATGAGCAACAGGTAGTCTTCCTCCTTCAGCTCAACATATTTCTGTGACTGTGATTTTAATTTTGCCATATTGATGTTGTTATTTGTTTCCGAAGTCGGCAGGAATCTCACCCCACAGGCGGTTGTCCCAGTGCAGCACTTCGATGTCCTTGATTCTTGCCTCCATCACTTTGAGGAATATCTCCGCTTTCTGCAATGCCGGGCATCTGCGTGAAGAGGCTGTCTGTTTGTTACGATACCACGTGATGGCTGTAATGCTGTCCGAGTAGATTGTTCGCGGACTTTCCGGATGTTCCATGACATATCTGACCGCCTCGACAATGCCGAGAAACTCCCCGATATTGTTCGTCCAGTTACCGATAGCTTTGGAAAAGAGTTCTTTTCCTGAAGAGAGGTCGACAGCCCGGAAGCGTGTCAACCTCTCTTTTGCAGAATGGGCACCGTCGGTCGCAATACCCACGACCGGTTTTTCTTTCATTGAATTCCTCCCTGATGTCTGTCTCCCGTATAGATGAACCCGTCGGATTCCATACGTCGTACCAGAGCACGCGCCTGATTCAGATAGTCGGTGATGACACCTTCCTTGTACTTGATATCCTTGCGTCCCTTGAGGATTTCCAGCACACCGTCTATTGTGCGGCTCATTACGCTCTTGCCGTCTTTCGGGTCGAAGAAAATCTTTTTGTTGCCGAACGTCACAGTTACTTGATACAATGTCTTCGGGACGATCACTGTTTCCACATGCGCCTGAAATAACACGGGGGTAGCGGCAACGACTACATACCCGTTGGCTTTGTGCATGGGTTTCAACTCTACCGAGTATAGTATGTTTGGCTCGAGAGTTCCTTTCAGGTCTTCCGAAAGGACACAAATCTGCTTGCCGAATCTTGAGTCTTCACGGACTCCCATCAATTTACGTGTCTTGGAATGGCGCGAAACGAACCCTATCAGTTCGCCCGTCTCTTCCGATCTCGCAAACTTCAGTTGCGATTTTTCCGATGTCATATTACTGTTCTTTCATATTCAATCTATTGCTTTCAATTGACAATCTGTTTTCAATGGGTCACTTTTCCATACAAATATATGCCAATTTTTCACGCCAACAAAACGTTTTAGTTATTAATTTTCAGATGGTTATGTGTAATATATATAGAGAAAAGGCTGCATTCAGTACAGCCTTTCCTCCTCTGTAAAATGACTGAAACGCTCGTCAGTATCAGAAGTTTGCAGTAGATAACGGCATTTCCAATAACGGTAAATCCGCCTTCCGTTGGGTATACAGTGATTTATATCGTCAGCATTCAGATATTGGTTCCCTTGTTCCGTACCGTGGTGCATCCATGTAGCGCACCCGGGCAGGTCCGGGTTGTTCCGGACATAGAAGTCCATTTTCTCTTTACCGGCGACAAAGATATTGTGTATCCGTACGTCCTTATCGATAGGAAACCGGTAGGCGTACAACGCGAAGTCACAGATGTCGGTTTCCAGCAGGTTGCCGCCAAAGTGTTCGGGAGCTTTCCGTTTCAGGTTCTCGAACCCCTCCAAAATACCCGGCCTGTCGCATATCTCGGCAAACCTTTCATCCGTTACCGGCGCAGCCGTCGCATAAACCACCCGAAAACCATTATCCGTACTGTCCAGTACCATGACATGCGCGACTATCCCCGGTGATTTGTTGATACTTTCGTCAATGCTGTCCGAGTCCGTGGTCAGACAGCATTTCAGCGTTCCGATGATTAATACCGCTACCACCAACAGTGTCCAAGGACCTATTGCTGCCGCTATCAATATCAATTCATCGGCCCGTTTCCGTATTTGTTTCATTGATTTTGAGAATGTGGCGGCCGGATACCCCCCGGACCTCGGACACGCATACCTTGCATCCTGCATCCAGCAACCGGTTTCTACATTCTTCCAAGGCGGCGTCGGAAATCCTGATGGCAGGTATACCTGCCGCCGTCATCTTGAACCGGGGCACTTCCGTGATCCGGGTAATCGTTTCGGCATCATCAAAATACGCCTCGAATGAATCTCCGACATGGAAAAGGATGATGGTTTCCACGCCATGCCTTTCCTTCATGCCGCCGTAACAGCGGCGAATAATCTCTTCCTTTTTCATATCAAATAGATATATTAGGTTTGATGTCAGCCAAACATGAAAGTGCCTGTAATCCGTTCAACTGCCGGGCTTTCGTCCGAAATACATATACAGACTTTCTTCATCTGACAAATATACAATAAATTACGGAACGACCCATGTCTATTGCATGAAACTATCCTTTCATCTTCACCTCCCTTCTTTCAAATTGTTCGCGGATGATTTCAACGAGTTGTCCGATGCTGTCGATTTTGTGACTCTTACCGCAGGCTTTGCCATGGAACAATGGCGTGAAGTACAGGTTAAAATCCTCATCGATGGAAAAACCTCCCACGAGGACGATACCCGCCTTGATACGGTAATACTCGCCGTACATGGCGTAATCATCCGTAGTTTTGGTGAACCCGTACTCCGGCAACAAGTCCGGCAAAGTGTCCAGGATCGGCCGGATAACATCCTTGAGAAAATTCGGGGTCTCAACTTCCTTTTTCCGTTTCCGACCTTTTCTGCCGGTTCCGTTATCGTCTTGCAGGTAATGGGCATCGAAACGATCCTGATACCTTTCTGTCAGTTCCTTAATATCCATATCCTTTATACATTTAATTGTTTTCCTCAAGCCACTCTTCCAGTGTCATGGAGGCCTCGAAACCGTATTCGTCAATCTGTACATAGCCGTCCTTTTCCGTGATAAACTCTTTCCTGGTCAGGATGGTTCCGCCATGATTTACCATCACCGTCGGTTCGATGGTCGCCAGACGGTCCCCGTCATCCGACTCCCGGATATCGTATGCGTACAGTCCCTCCGGAACGGCATTCCGGTCAATCCGCATATCCGTAAACAATGCAGGCGTGTCATTGATGGTCATAGACTCAAAGGTCTCGTTGCCAATGTTTTCTTTTGTAATCATATTTATTGATTCAAATAGTTTATTATTCCTGCTTGGGAAGTTCAATGGCTCTTACCCAATTGTTCCGGTCATCAAAACATTCATCATTGATGTTGGCCGTAAATTCCAGCGGTGTCATCTTCTCAACCCGCGTTGCGGGGTTATTTTCGTAATCAACGATGATTTTCCCGGCCGGAACGTCACGTTCAAATTCGTCCAGCGGGAAAGAGAATATCCATATTTCCCGGTCTTTATCTTCCCCAAGAAACGCCTTGAGGTTGTCTGTATAAGCCTGGCATTTGTCCCACGAGGTTTCCACGAATGAAATGATTTCCTCTTCCGGTTTGCCGGTACGGTCTTTCAGGAATGCAACGGCATTCCCTTTCCAGATATCCTGCTCGACACAGAGTTCCAGATAACGTTCCCAGACTGTCACCAGCCAGTCCATGTTAATCTCATGCAGGTGGCGGCAGGTGAAACGCTCCCGGCTTTCCGCGTTGTAAAGCGTGCAGCTTCCGTCCGTGCGTATCTCCTCCAACCGGTACATGGTGTATACCGGTATCCCGTGGCCATACCCGTCTTCCCCTTCCTCCTCGACATATACCGTATGGGGCAACATATTTTCCGGCATTTTCGGTATCGCACACAGGTTGGCTATAACTTCCTGTTCCAACGCTTTTTGTTTCTCCTGTATTCTCATTGTCTATCCATCTTTTAGTATGATTTTACCTTCTTGAAATAATCTCTGTTTGTAACGACGGTGGTTGCGTATATTTTCGGTATGTTTCTTCCGGTCATATTTATACAAGCCTTTTGCCTTGTTCTCTCTCAGCAGTTCCTTGTTCCGCTCTTCGCTTTCTGGGTTCACAATGAAGGTTATCAGCCTGCGGCTGACACCGTATTCCCGGGCAAGCTGGCGCTGGCTGACAGCTTCTGTCATGTAACGGTGGAAAATTTCAGCCTTCTGAAAAGGAGTGAGCTTCTGCCTGCGGTCATATTGTGTCCCGCTGATGATTATTCCCGAGCTTTTGTATGGCATGGTGAAGTCTGTTTTTCGTTTGTGGTCCATGAATGGTAGATGCGTTGTTTGCCATCTAAGGAGAGTAGAAACCAGCGGCTATAAATCCGTTCCAGCGTTTCGGTGTCGTGCCCGTATATCGGTCCCAGTTCGTTTGCAAACATCGCCGCTACCTTCAGCCTCCTGGTATCGGACAGCTTCTCCCACCAGCGGCAAATGGTCTTGTACTGCTTCACGTCCGTTACAAGGTCCGGAACCGGAGCGGAGGAGATATATTCCGCCTCTTTGCCGCACGGTGCCTGCCAGAACCCCTGTTCGCAAAGAGCGCGTTGCTCGTCACAAACCCGTTCTGCAAAGGATTTGAGTGCCATTTGGAATATCTTTCTTTCCAGTTCCTTACGTTCCATGGACAGTTCATGCACACCCACGTTCAGCCCGTGCTTATTGCGTTCATCCGGGGAAAGCTTGTTGCTCAAGGCTTTCCTGACCAGTTCCAGCCGTTCTTTCAGAGGGCCGTATTCGTTGTTATCTAAATACCGGTTAAACAGTTCCTGTTCGTTTCCGGGCAGTATGAATATATTTTCCATCATGCATCATTTAAGTTATCGGATGTGAATAGGATATATCGCAGTGGATAGCGGGTGTCGGGGTGCGGAAATAGCCACGAGATCCCGTGCCGTCAAGGGGCGCAGAAAAACGGCATCGAACTCCTGAGTATCGTCTTCACGGATATCTCGGACTTCAATGATCCATGTGCCTTCATAGCGGCACCAGGCAATCACCTCCAAAATCATTTCCTTTCTGTAGTCAGCCGGTCCGTCCCCGAAACTTTCACGTATCCGCTTAATTGCATCGTCTGTCAGCCGGACAAATTCCCCTTTGCGGAACGGAGCTTCCGGCGTAACGGCAGGAGTCAGCATCTGCCAGTCTTCATGTCCGTCCAGGTCTTCCACAGCCATTGCGTAGGCTTTGTATTCAGCTTCGGTCTCGAAATGTCGGGTTATCACATATCCCCCGGATTCGGCCGTGCTCTCCACCGACGAGATATCCCCGGTTTTCCTGTATATGCTTACAGTATCCTTACCGAGTAGAACTTTTACTGTTATCATTATTGCAGATGGTGTGGTTTTATTATAAATGGAACTCCACGTCTTCCTCCTCGAACTCCGTGTCGTGGTCCTCGTTGTACCCCTCGACGGTCGAACCAGGGACATAGGTCTCTCCGCCAATCCCATAACGTCCGGCATCGAGCAGTTTCCGAAGGGTTTCGGTGTCCCCGTTTAGAATCCTTTCGATGTCCTCCCGGCTGCCCCGGACGCTAATTCCGAGACGTAGCCAGAGATTTTCCTCTCTCGAGGTGTCCGCCTCTTCCGACCGGTGGCGTATGATATGATAATCACTCCATCCGTCGGCATCGTTTACCCCGGCGATGTAGGCATTGTACTCCGCCTCAGTCTCGAACTCTTTCTCGTCCACGACGCCCCCGTTATCCGCCAGCCATTCTTCAGAAGGCAGTTCATTGTTCTCTTCATATTCCCGTACGGCGTCCTCGCCGAAAATCGTTGTTATCTTTATCATGTGTCTTTGGGTTTTGAATATTTGTTATTTAATGGTTATCAAACTCGTTTGCCCGAACCGGTTTGATTCGGTTCGCAGACAGCCACCCGGTTTCCGGCGCGTATCAGTTTGGGGAGATACACGTCCAGGTCACGAAAAGAAAACCGCAGTTCCTTGACGCCTTTCCCTTGCCCGTCGACGCGTTCGGCGGTGGCAATGCCCAAAATGCCGGAAGCGGCGATGGCATCATCCTCATACAATTCACAAGATTCCCCGTTTCGGAAAATGTACAGGGCATCCGGGTGCGCCGCTTTCATCTCGCGGTATTTTCCCATCATGTCGGAAACTCCCGGGACATTTCCGTTCCCCGTTACATTCCGGGTCTTCAGTAGGTTCCTCGTGGCGTCGATGTCGATGAAATTCGTCCAGCCGGCTTTATGAAGTTCGACAGCAGCTTCCCGCAGGGATACCTTCCCGTTCTCGACCTCCTCTTTCAGGGATTCGAGAATGTTCTTGATTTTATAATCATTCATCATATTTTTTATTCTTTGGTTACATTGTTACTTGTTCCGACGGTATTCCGGTCAAGGGGAAAGCACCCGTGGCCTCCGGTAACCCGTCGATACACTGCCCGTCGTCAGGATTTCCCCGACAGGTAATGCCCGATGGACTTGTAACGGTTAGGAATGTTCGCGTTCTCGTTGAAACCGTTCAGGCAGTGGAGCAAGGCATCTTCGAGCGTGACATAACGACGGTCGAAAGTTTGGATATTATCCAGACAATAAGCATTTACAGCGTATTTGAAAGGCGCGTACATCCTTTCGTTCTCCCGCTTTAAAATGACAAACCAGTCGAAATGGAGTTTCAAGCGGAAACCGTCGCTCTCGCCGACTTTCATCAGCCGCTCTTTGTCGAGAAGCCGCCGCACGAGTGTGGCGTCGAGCTGACGGGTATACTCCCTGTACGCCTTGATACGGGCCGTGTAAGCCGCGGCATATTGTTCGATGTCCGTTTCTTTCAGCCGATGTTCCGCCGGGTAAAAGTCCAGCACCTCTTTCGTCGTGACGGGAATTTTCAGGTCGTCCACCCCGATCTCGTAGGTCTTGTTTTCCAACACGTCGTGGAACTCGAACCCTTGAATTCCCATGAGGGTAAATTCTCGCGTCGGGTCAGGGAGCGCAAGTGATTTGAGCTCTTCGAGGTCGCGGCACACGGCCACGACCGGATACTTCTCGACCACGTCTGACGGGCCTCCGATGCGGATATACGCCTTTTCACACCCGTCGTAATCACCATGCCGGACAATGTCGCAGCAGGTGTAGTTGGGGGCGGCACGATGCCGCGCCGTATATTCCGTCCAAAGCTTGTCCAGCCCGGCTTTTACTTCGTCAGGGTCGGTCAGGGCAACGTTGCCGCACTGGCTGCACCGGCCGTCCGACAAGGCGTTGCGGGTAAATTCGAGGAACTGTCTGGTGTTCGGGTCGATGACGGCGGTACATTTCACTCCAGTGCCGCCGCAGATACTGCATACGATTGACATAAGTTTTTTGATTTGTGTATTTATTCGTACAATCTTTCTTTTTGACGCTTTTTCAAGGTCATCCGGAGATATTGCATCAGTTTCCCGCAGGGACACAGGGCATGTTCCCGTTGGCGGGCATAACTCAGGTCCCCGTTGGAGAGAACCATGCCTTCAGCATTGAGACAGAGGTCGCCGTAAACGTAGTTCTCCTCCGTAAGATAAATCCCATGAACAGGGGTCGGAAACCCCTCCGTGCTGCGGCCTTCCCGGAAAAGGAAGATACGCTCGGCCTGTCCCCGGACTCCGAAAAAGGGATACGGGGAAAGTGCCGCGAGCGTGGCGGCATGCTCTGCCGGATCATGGAAGCGGTCGTCGCTCATTTCGAGCATGTGGCCGGAGTCCTGTTCCTTTTCCTCCTGGTACTCGTACAGTGCGGCGCAGGCTTCTATGAATTCCTCCGAACGGGATGTGGCAGAGCCGTTGGTTACGATATAAAAGTCATTGACAGTAATACCGGAGGCGCGTACCCGTTCGAGGATATGGCGGATGGCCCGGACGTTAAGCGACGGCTCGCCGCCCGTGATGTTGAAATGGTGAATATGCCTGACATGCCGCAGCAGGTTGCTTATATGTTTCAAAGGGATATCCACGGATTCGGCATCTCCCCGCATGCAATGGGTACAGCGCATGTTGCAACGTCGGGTAATCTCGATGCAGAGATTCTTGATATATAGTTCTCTCATATTCGATGTAGTTCGGCTTAGGTTTCATCCGGGATTTCCTTTCCCGTGTAAGGATTATACAGCGGTGTGTTGCCAACTGCCTCGGCGTCAATAGCGAAACTGCCACGGCCTACGTCGTAGAAGAGTTCCAGCTTTAGTGGCGTTGAAGCGATGACTTTCTCAGCCTCGGCTTGTGACAGGCCTGAATACATCAGGCATTTGACACGACACCGGAACATTTCCGGATTGGTTTCCGGCGTGGTAACTACATCAACGACCTCGCACACTTCATCCGTGATGGCGAAGCGGTCGGGATTGGGTGTGCCGTTCCTTCTAGAGCCGTCCGATGCGGCATGTCCGGTGATTGAATGGTTCCGCACCTTTTCGGCGGGATAGGTCTTATCGCCTTTGGCGAAATACGACTTGCCGGAGGCGACACAGGCATGATAGATTACGTCGTGGACCTTTCGTCCGTTGTCAAGTATAATTGTATAGACCGTTCCCTCCTGCAAGACAGGAACGGCATTCGGTTTATGAGACATAAGATTTGTTTTTAGCTGTTTATGAATTTCGGTCTTGCACGCCGCATGATGTGTAGGTCATCGTAACCGATGGCTCTCAGTTCGGAAAGCGGGTTGCGGTACTCCTTTTCATGGGCTGGCCGTGTCATGGCGATCACGCCCGCATAGTCGG